AAAGCTTCTGCTGCAACGGTTGCAGCGGTACTAAGCGCACCCAGTCCTGTTGTAGTGCCTTCAATCATTGCCTGATATCTACCAACCTGTGCTTGCAACACTTTTTGGTTTTTTATCATCTCGTCATTGGCTTTGGTCAGTCCCTTGTTATAGTTGTTAAGGGCTTCGTCACGTTTCTTCTGCTCTTCTTTTGCCGTTTCGACCAGTTGCTCAATGCTGGCAGATGCAAGATCTTTTGCTTTTCTTGTTTCAGGATACATGGTGCCAAAGCTGGTGCCTAGCATGGCTGCATTGCGTCCAATTGTTTCACTGACATCAGTCAATGCACGATACACACCTTGAGCACCTTCAGCAATTTGTTTTTCAGTTTTTAAGGTGCCGTCTTTGAGCTTTTCAATGTATTCTAAATGTGCTCCGTTTGACGCCAAGAACAAGTTGTTGGATTCATCTGTAGTGCCCACAAAACCCGAAATACTGTCTTGGAATCCACGCAGAGATTCAGGACCCAATCTAGCAAAATACATTTGAGCTTGCTGTATTGCGTTAGCTTCGTCTTTTTTCCCTTCGGCTAGCAGTTGATCGATTGTAGCAGCAAAGCTAGCACGACTCATGGCGTCTTCCATGATCTTTTCTTGTTCTTTTGTGTTGATGCCTGTCAATCGTGCCAGGGTGTCCAGCTCCTGAGTGTATTTCATCATGGCCTGAGCGCCCATGTTCAAATTGGCATTGGTACCCATGGACATGAGCTTTTGGTTCTTGATAAATGACAAACTGGCTTCCCCAATTTGTTCGATTCGCACACCAAAGTTCTGTAGCTCGTTACGCATGGGTTTGAGATCATTGGCTAGATCCAACACCGCGTTACGACCTGTAACTACTGTGCCCCCAAACTGCGATAATATTTGCCCATTTTCTGCTAGAGTTTTAGCAAAATTTGGAAAGTCTTTGACACTGAGCCCTGCTTTTTGCATGGCTTCAAACATGTCAGTCAAGCCACCTGCTGTGGTTGCGCCTATTTGCGCTAGCTCATCAAAACCCGAACGCAGGCCATCCAACTGCTCGCCCACTGCTTTGCTGGTTCTTACCAATTCTCCAGCTAGCAACCCTAGTCCAGCAGTGACAATTTTGGCCACACGCCCAATGGGCAACACAAATGCCAGCGCAGCAGAAAGAGCTTCAATGCTGGTGGCCAAATTATCTGTTGTGTCAGCTAGGTCTTTGTAGCCTTTGATTCCGTCAGTGACTGCTCGGTTGTAAGAAGTAAATGTTCTGTACAATGCTGAACTGGCGTTGGCCGCCAAGTTCATCTTTTCTTTGAACTGGTCAACTGCTGTTTGAGCCACTTTCAAACGAGCCGCTGTGGCGTCAGTGACTTTGCCCAGGGTTTCAAACTCACGCTGGGCAGCTTCAAGTGCTGCGGCTAAATCGTCATTTATGTTGGCCATGTTTTTTAGAGTCCATAAGTAGAAATATATTTATTGGCAAAAAATGACACAAACATCCAATCCATTGGCGAATTATTTTCGCCAACCTGCTCTATACATTAGACTGCCTTCAGAAGGTCAATACTGGCCCAAAGGCAGTTTAGATATGCCCCCAAACAACGAACTGGGCGTGCTGCCTATGACTGCACTGGATGAAATCAGCTATCGCACCCCAGATGCGCTGTTTAACGGTGACGCAGTGGTGCAGGTAATACAAAGTTGCGTTCCTGCAATCAAGGACGCTTGGCAAGTTCCGGGCATTGACCTCAACACAATCTTGACTGCCATACGTATTGCCAGCAATGGCAACGAAATTGACTTGACTACCAAATGCCCAAATTGCAGCACTGAAAACACTTATGGGGTGGATCTAAGACAGGTGATTGATCAACTAAAACCCGGCGATTTCACCGCTACAATCAACTACAGAGACCTTGAAATTTTCTTCAAACCCATGAGCTACAAGGATCAAAATACCATTAACCTCATGCAGTTTGAACAGCAGCGAATGTTGCAGTACTTGCCAAATGCAGAAATCAGTGAAGAAGAACGCAACGCCAAGCTAAACAATGTGCTGACTGAAATCACAAAGATCACGCTGCAAGCCATGAAATTCAGCATTGCAGCTATCAGAACTCCGCAAGCCGTGGTTGTGGAACCAGAGTATATTGAAGAGTTCTTGAGCAACTGCGATGGTCAACTGTTTACAGAAATTCGAGATCATGCAGTGAAACTACGCACAGCCGATGACCTCAAGCCTATAAATTTACAGTGCCCAGAATGCCAGCATGAATATGAACAATCGTTTGTGTTAGACACTGCGCTTTTTTTCGGCAACGCCTCCTGACCTCTACCCACGACGAGATACAACACTACATCGACGGCCTACAGCAGGAGGCCAAACAAATACGAACAGATAGCATCAAGCTAACATGGTACATGCGCGGTGGTATTCCTTACGATCAAGTGCTGATGATGAGCCAACACGAACGCCAAGCCATTGGTGAACTCATCAAAGAAAACATGGAAACAACAAAGAAAACAGGAATGAACTTCTTCTAATAGCTTTAGAGACTTGCTACGCAAGTCTGTTGTTTTCGCTATCGCTCAACAACGTAGTGTATTTCTAAGAGCGAAGCGATTTAATGCTTCATCCAGATCTTATGGTCACACTTTGCCCGCACAGGGCAAAGAAACTTCATCCGAGTCGGGCAAGTCACTTAGCGTTACTGCATTACAGAGGCGGTTGTCCGGTACCTCGAGCAGCGTCTTTATCACAACGGCAATTTGTACAACATACGCTAACACATCGTACAAACCTGCTACCCCACGGTAGCGTCTTTTTAGCTTTTTATTCGTCTTCAAACAATCAAATCGCAGCGATTAGCGATCGTCGTCCTGTTAAGGATAGTGATTGAGTACTCTTTACAGCGAAGAGATTTCCGTCCCAGAGACCCGAGGTCCTGTTATCATGGGCACCCGTTTTTAGCCGGTGCGAGCCTATACTGTTAACCGTTGAGTTTGTTGATTATGTGGCTGCCGTGGACGCGAACTTGAATATGACCGTTGTACCAGTCTTGACTTTCAAGCACACGCCGTGAAAACTGTTCTCTTGCTTCTATATAACTACACTCTGCTTTGCTTTTGCAATAAAAAAGTATTTCTCTTTGAAAATTTTCTTTGCCAAGAAGTTCTACGTCTTTGGTTAGTTCTGGTGAGCTACCGTAGTAGTCCCGCCAATCTGAATCAACTTTGGTTCGAATCTTCTTTTTCTTTTTGTTGCCGTTTTTGAGTTTAACTGTTTTTTGAGTGGTTCGAGAGAATTTTGCTAGTTTTTTGCCTATGTATTTGCGTTGATTTGTGATATTGGTAATCATGTAGACAAAGCCCACGCAATCTTCTGGGAGAGTTTCCACTGGTTGATTTTGATAGAGCCATGTCATTCATTGTTAGTTATCTGTTTGCTGCCTGTGTGTTAAATTATGCTATATCGATGTCTGTACTGTAGGTTGTAAAACCATTTTCTTTCACAACTTTTAGAATGTTTTCCACTCGGCTGGTCAGCTCATCCTTGTGACTGACCAACCAAATTGATTTGTGTCGTTCCCTGCTCATCTTCTTCAGCAGGGCCAGGCTGTTTTCCACACCCTGTGTGTCCATGCCGTTGTCAATCATCTCGTCAATGAACAGCACGTTGATGGGATGATACAAGCTTTCCCAAACGTCACGGAATGCCCAGCTCATGCTGAGGATAAGTCTGTTGCGCTCGCCACGACTCAAGTTGTCAAAGTCTAGTTCGCGGCCTAGTTCTTCGATGCTCACAGTTAAATCGTTTTGGAACTTCACAGTGTGTGGCAGGCCAATGCGATCCAAGTAGTGTGTGAGTCGTTGATTCAGGTAACTCAAGTTCTGATCAATGATCTTCTTGCGAACAAATGAATCCTTGCTGGTCAACAGCTTGAGCAAAAAGTCTTGATGGTCTTGCACTCGAGTAAGCTCGTTCAAATCATCATAGCTTACAACCTGCAAGGCTTGATTCTGCATGTCGGAAATTTGTTCTTTGTAGGGATCAGCTTCAGCTTGTCGTGAATCCAAACTGGTGCGAAGAGTGCTCAAGGTATTGCGATGATTCAGTGCATCTTCCAGTGTGTCGTAAAACACAGTGGGTGCAGTTCCCAGCTCGCCTAGCTCTTCCAGTTCATTTTCATACTCAACCAGCTCGTTGCGTTTTTCTTGCCAGGCATCGTTGACTTCGCCTAAGGCCACAAGCTTGGCCTGTTTGATTTCATCATGCTTGTTGTCGTGTACAGTTTGTCCACAAGCATGACACTTGTGATCTGCCAGCAACGCTAGATCCTGCTCCAGCTTCACACGTTCGCGTTCTAGCTTGGAAATTTCACCGCTTACCAGTTTGATTTGCTTGCCAAAGTCATTGATTTCTTTTTGTTTGGCATGAAAAGTTGCTAGGTCTCTATGCGCCTGCACTTCGGCGTCAATGTCAATGTGTTCCAGATCGGATATTGCAGTTTGATACCCTGCACAATCTTCTGTTTGCTTTTTGATCCACATGTTTTGACGTTTACGCAGGCTGTCGATCTGTTCTTCAATGCGCTTGTTGGCTTCTTGAACAGCACGTATGCGTAGTTCTTCTGTTTGAATAGCATCCTTGGTCTGTCGGTTCAGTTCCTTGATGCGATCTGCTTTTTCACTTAGCAAGGTAATACCCAACAACTGCTCAATGATTGTGCGTTGCTCGTTGGCTTTCAAACTCAAGAACGGAGGAGTGTAGGTGTTCAACGCCAAGATATGCTGAAACATATCATGGCTCATGTTCAAAATACGCTCAATGGCATCTTGCGTCTCTCTTGAATCGCCTTGTGCTTCGTCTGTGGCAGACTTTTCTTCATGGTTGACATAAAATTTAAGCACGTTGGGCTTGCGACCACGCTCGATTCGATATTCAATGCCATTGACATGAAAGTCCAAGCTGACCAACATGTTTTTGCCATTGGTTTTGTTTACCAGGTTGTCTTTGCGAATGTTGCTGAGAGCTTGCCCATACAAGGCATAGCTCAAGGCATTGATGATTGTGGTTTTGCCTGTGCCGTTGCGCGAGCCATCACCACCTAGGTCTAAGTTTTCGCCCAAGACCAGTGTTAGGTCTGTGCGGTTGAAGTCAACTGCCTGCGTGGCATTGCCCACGCTCATGAAGTTTCGAACTGTGAGATTGTGGATGTTAATGGTCATAGATTTTGATAGATCTTCAGCAATAGTCGGTTGTCGTAAAACTCTGATTCAATGTTGGTCAGCTGGTCTGTAACAATTTGATCCACACTTTCAAACTTTACTTCTCCGGGTGCAAGATCTTCTTCCACCCCTGATGCTTTGTTGGGAATTAAGGACATCTCTCGTAGACTGTAATCTCGAATAAATGTTTCTTTGATGAAGTTGGCTTCTTCGTAGCTTATTTCAATATCGAGGTTAACACGAACGTGCATTTTGGGCTTAAGAAGAGTTGCAGCGTTATCAATAAGGTTGGCAAGCCCATAGACTCGATAGGTTGGTTGATCAGGCCATTGATAAAACTCAGGCGCTTTGCCCCATTCCAGTATTGTAAGTCCTCGTTCGTCATCCCCAGCATCTGCATAATTGTGAGGGAACGCATTACCGATGTAGGTAATATTCTTCTTAGTCTGCCGCTTGTGAAAGTGTCCAGTGAATACATGCTCGAATCCCGACAAGTGTTCTCTTTGTATTTCTCCATGATCTGGCATTTCTACCATGGCGTTCATCAAGTAACCAGGCAGTTCAAAGTGCCCAAACAAGTATTGTCCTTGAAGCTTAGCCAGGCGTTTATGGTCATCCCCGCAAAGCCAAGGAGCAATAGTGACGTTACCGTCACTAAACCAATCGTTACATATTTCCACACGGGGGAGATGGCGTGCCCACTCCACGCTCTGAATATCACGCTTATCGCGATAATATAAATCGTGATTCCCAGGTATAAAATACACGCGATCAAAGTTTTCATTTAGGTGCTCCAGTGCCCGCAAGCTGTAGTTCAGCGTGACAATGTTGAGGTTGGCTCGATTGTTGTGCCAGTCACCCAAGAATAAACAGGTTTCGCAACCTTCTTCTCGGGCCTTGGCAGTGGCCCATTTTACAAAAGCCAAACAGTCTTCGTTGTGCAGTTGACTGTTTGACTTGAGTCCGAAATGCACATCTGTGAAAACCGCCGCCTTCTTAAACAAATTACTCATCTATTGTTCCCATGCTTTGTATCCATTGTGTGATGATCCTTGATTAGTTTTTTCTATGATTGTCTTGGCCCATTGGCCGGTTTGACGTTGAAACTCACTCTTGCTTGTGTAGTGTAACAGATCTCCATTAGGGTGTTCAACAAGCAATTTCTTCGAAACCTTTGCGGCACCAAGTAACGAATTTTTTTTGTTGTTTTCAATCAGTGTATTACGATTAGCTGCTTGCCACTCTAGTATTCCAATCTTCTTTTTCTCTTTTTCAGCAGGGTTGGCTTCATAGAACTTTTTTAAAGTATTAGACTTTTTTTGATACACTTCTTGGGTATGCAAGTGCTTGGTTAGCTCTTGCCGATCTTCAAAACTAGTGTTTGCCCACTTGACTTGTAAGTTATATTCGCTTAGGTTATTACCTAATGCGATCTTGATTTTATCAATGTCGGCTGCTGATAGTTTGTGCAAAACATGTCGACCAAGGCCGTCACCCCCTCTAGTAGAATTCAATCCGTTTCTGTAAGAATCAAACTGTTGAATATAGTTTATTTCGGCCAATGCTAACTCTGTAACAGAATTAAAACCGTCCTCAACCACATCAATGACACAGTTTGCAAGACCGTACTCTTTCATTGCTTTGTACAATTTAGTATTGTAATCTTTGAGGTAGTTTTTGCAATGCTCTTTCCAACGTGATTGCTTGTACACTGGTTTTGTGTCCAACCCAACGTAAACTTGATTGAGAGGAATAACGGTAATTTTGTAGATAAACATTTTTGTCCCAAAGTATATATGTTTATTTATACACTTTGGGTTAAAATACATCTACGTAGTATACTACTCATCCAAGCTAGATACAACCGGCCCGGACAAAGCAGCCATACTTCTTGAGCCAGAATTTTGTCGGGTCCATGATGGATTGAGTCCGTTCATTTCCAAGATGTCATCTCTGATATTTTGCATCTTTTTCTCAATGTTAAGAATTCGTGTAAAGCTATTAGTAATCGCAGCCGTGTAATACGCGAAGGGGTTCTGAGATTTCGACTCATCGAACTGTAGGCCGATCTGACTAAGTTGCAAAAGAGCTTGTCCACGCATTTCCTCATTGTAAGTGTATCCTCTCCAGTTTGATCTTGTGGCATAGCGTTCGCACAGTTTGATAAACATTGTGGCCAGCTTGCGAGTCATCTGACCGTGATCTTTTGAAAACTCTCCTGTTTCCAAGTCGCCACGCCAGTGACTACGACCCACGATGAAAGTATTTTTTTCTTCGTCTATGCGATAGTGTTCAAATGGCGGAAAGTTAACTCGCACATGGTTCATGTCCAACACAGGCTCTTCGATCAAGTCTGCCAGCGGATCTTCTTCCACGGTGTCCAGTTCAAAAATTTCTTCCAGTTTTTTCTTTTTGGCTTCGGCTTTGGTAAGTTTTTTAGGTGCTTTGGGAATGTGGTCCCAAGCTGTAATACGAAACACTAGATCAGTGTTGGGAATTTTCTTTTGATCGATCACTTCGCCTGTTTCACGTTTGATGCGATCTGCACGATTTCTGCGGGCTTCTGCAATGGTGCGTTGATTGATTTTGTCTATACTGGGCAATATGATATCGTACTGGTGATCTGCGTCTCTGTCGCGATACCAACAGTATGTATTTTTGCTGTAGTGGATTTCTTTTAGGATGTCTCTGTTGTTTAGATAGTTAACACGTGGTGCGGTTTTGGGTAATAAAGTCATATGACTGCTAAGTCTCCTTAGTGAAATTGTAGCATATTTACAACACTTGTCAACCTTTTTATAAACTGCGCCGATAAAAAAATGGTTAAATAAGGTATAGGAAACTGGCATGGCAACACAAGCAGAAATCAACACAGCTATAGGCGTAGCAGAAGGCAACTTGCAAACGTTGCAGGAAAAGCTACGGATTGTTAGTCAGAGCCTTGACAATATCAATCCAGCCTATCAAGCAAACCAAAATTACATTGCCAAGCTTTTGGCTCAGCAAGTGGACCTGCAGGCACAAATTGCAACCACTCAAAGCAGTGTCAACTCTTTGGTAACTGAACGAGCCAATATAGAGCGTCAAGCCCCTGCTGCGCCAGCGCCAACCCCTGCTGCACCAGTCGACAACACCGTGGCCGAAACAGCTCCTGCTCCTGAAGTTGATCCATTTGAAGCGTCTAGATTGGCCTCAGCAGCTGAGTTCAACGACAATCAATTAGAAACTGACCCTCCTCCCGTTGGGGACGAAGATCCTGAAGTTGCGTACTATCAAAGCCTGCAGGCAGAAAACGCTCGAGCTGAATTAGCGCAACAAGAAGCACAAGCAACACCAGTTAGTCCCGAAGGCTTCCCTTATCCAGAACCTGTGTTGAATCAGCCCGGCACTGCTGTTAGTGACGGATCAGAAGCAGGCGTACAACAACAAGTTGAAATCATCAATGCTCAGAAGCAGCAAACGCTACAAGCTCGTCAAAACAAGCCTAGTTCTGCTGATTGGCGTGTGCGTATACAGTTGGCACCAGGTGCTGATTATCTCTACAAAGCTCAAGGCGGCAGTTCACAAGGTCGAGAAATACCTGGACCAGGCATACTTGCACCACTGGCAAAAACCGACGGTGTGATATTCCCATATACACCCAGCATCGAAACTTCATACCTTGCCAAATATCAAATGGCCGATTTGGTTCACAGCAACTATCGCGGATATTTTTACCAAAACAGTTATGTTGACGCAATCAACATTCGCGGAACGTTTACAGCACAAGACACATCTGAAGCACAATATTTGTTGGCCGTAATACATTTCTTCAGATCAGTGACAAAGATGTTTTATGGCAAAGACCAACAGGCAGGCACTCCTCCGCCGCTGGTGTATTTGTCAGGGTACGGTCAGTATCAATTCAACAATCATCCTTGTTTGATATCTTCGTTCAACTACAGCCTGCCCAATGATGTGGATTATATTCGTGCTGACGGATTCAACAACTATGGACTGAATTTGGAAAACCGCAGACAACTGTCCAGCGGTCCTAGCTTAAATGGCGCCTTGGGATTTTTGGCAAACAAACTGGGAGTCAACGGTTTGTTCCCCGGTGGCTTGCCGCAAGTACCCACCCAAGGTGCTGTAAAAGCCAGTATAACAAATACTACCAATACCAACAGCACTTATGTGCCTACCAAAATGGAAATATCTATTCAATTGCTGCCAATTCAAACTAGAAGCCAAGTCAGTCAACAATTCAGTCTCAAAAGTTTTGCCAATGGTGATTTACTCAAAGGAGGGTTTTGGTAATGGCCGCTGTTTACGATTCAACCAGTCCTTATTATCTCACAGGATACAGTCAATTCTTCTTGGACGTGATGACCAATCGTCCCATACCCAAAGAAGCCGACGACCAGCTGTGGGTTATTACTCAAACTTATCAGTACAGACCAGATGCATTGGCCTACGATCTCTACAACAATGCTGGACTGTGGTGGGTATTCTATCAACGCAATCCCAACACACTGCAAGCTCCACCGCTAGACTTTGCATCCGGTACTAAAATTTACATTCCTAAAATTACAACGCTGAAATCAGCTCTGGGGTTCTGATATGGCAGCTATGTATGATGCTCTGGGTAATTACATAGGTGATGACGGGCTTGATGCTCCGGTCAAAACACTGCAACAAACACAAGCAACCAGTGCCAGAGTGCCAGCCGGAGTCAACAATGGCAGCAACACTGGTGCCAAAGCAGTACCCCGAGTTAACATTGCCACTGTCGGTGCTGGCTTTGGTGTCGGAGTCAGTGAGTTTGGTGATGATGCGCCTGTGGCACCAACTGAAGGTGGGAATGGACAACAGGACGACTCCAGCCAGGCCGACACTCCCGTTAACACAGCAAATGCAGTTAACATAAATGCCAACGCCGCTAACGAACAGGTGGAGCCTAGGCCCAACATCCTAGATACATTTAGCTCCTATACATACCATGCTTCTGTGTACATGATGAGTCCGGCACAGTATAGATCGTTAGCAGTATCAAAGAAAAAATCTGTCAACGGTTATCAATTGTTGTTTCAAAGTGGCGGTGCACCAAACAACACTGGCGGATTTCAGGGTGGTCTAGCACCAGGGGCAGAAGCCACAGCAGCATCACTGCGAGCCAGCGAAGCAACTGCGGCTGAAATTTCCGCAGCAATAACTCGAAATATCCCTGGCGCAGGATCTGCTGATGCTGGACGTAATCCAGCTTTTCCGCTAGACTTTTACATTGACTCTATCACCATCGAAAACCTACTATCGGGCCGAGGCAGTCGTGCAGCACATGCTGTATCCAGTATAAGATTTACTGTTGTTGAACCATTGGGCATTACATTGATTGATAGAATATATCAAGCAGCACAGGATTTTATTCCCAAGAATGGCGCTGGCAACGTCAACTACAACGCTGTGAGTTATCTCATGGTAATAAAATTTTACGGTTACGATGCCAATGGAAATTTAGTCCCTGGTATCAAAGGTGCAGATGCATCCACTTCGTTGAGTGATCCCAATGCTGTGGTTGAAAAATTCATACCATTCAGACTCAGTAAGTTGGACTGGTCAGTATCCAACAAACTGGTCACATACGAATTTGAAGGCAAAGCATTGAACATGATGGTCGGTGCCGGCACCCGACGTGGCACTATTCCTTATGATGTGCAATTGAATGCTGGCACAGTGGGTAATCTGCTGGGCTCAAATGCCTTGTATACTGCAACACAAAGTTCCACTGCTGCACCTGGCGCCCCAACCACTGCTGTTGCAGCTCAAGCCCGTGCAGACGCCGCTGGGTCCGATCCGCGACGAGTAGATCAAGCCAGTGGCGGTATTAACACAGTAACAGGCCAGGCAATCGGCGGCGACACATCTCCGTCTAAAGCAAACTCAGCACCCACCACTAGAAAAATAGTCAAACAAGGTCTGATGGGCGCAATGAACGACTTTCAATACAATATTTGTCAAGGTGCTAATGCTATATTTTCAGTGCCCGACACATATAAAATAGTATGGGTGCCTGCAAAAGACGGCGGACAACCCATAAGGGATGCGACCATTGTGTTACCGGGCAGCGTAAAAGAAAGTGCTAATACTGGGTTCGGTGCACCAGTTACACAAGATCCAAAAAGTGCAGATCCCAGCCGTGTGTCAAAAGATACTACCACAAGAAATTTCAGCATCACAGCAGGCATGCAGATTGTGCAAGTAATTGACTTGGCAATTAGAAATTCCAGCTATGTGATTGATCAAGCATTGACAATTAGAAATACACAAACAGGCGAAGATGAACCTAACTCACAGAAGTTTGGCAAGCCAGTACAGTGGTACAACATTTGTTTTGAAGCCTTGCCCAAAGACTACGATGAACTGAGAAACGATACTGGATTTGATATAACATTTTATATCACACCATTTACTATTGAACAGTATGACAGTAGGTATTTTCCTCTAACCAAATTCAGAGGAGTGCATAAAAGCTATCAATATTTGTTTACTGGAAAAAACACAGCAGTATTGGACTACAAAGAACAGTTGAATAGTTTGTACAATCTCACAGTCAGCGGGTCAAGTCCAAAAAATTCAGCAGCCGAACGTCAACGTCGTGCTCGTACATCCAGCATGCGGGATATTCCATTTTATGCATATCAATCTGCCAGCACAGAAAGCCGCCAAGGCACCGAAGGGCAAGCACTGGAACCTTCTGCTAACTTGGCTGAAAGTTTTTACAGTCCAGCTGACTTGGCAAAAACAACACTGAGAATAATTGGAGACCCTGCTTGGGTGCAACAGGGAAGTTTTGCTGGAGGAATAGATCCAAGTGCATTTAATTGGAATCCATTCCTGCCCGACGGCACAATCAATTTTGATGCTATGCAAATCCTGTTTGAAGTGGCATGGCAACGCCCGGAGGATTACGATCTCAACACTGGCTTGGCCAATCCTTATAACAGGCCCACTTCTCAAAATGGCCAACCGGGTGCCAGCAGAATATATGTGGCCAAAAAATGTGTTAGTGAATTCCGACAAGGAAAGTTTGAGCAAACGATCGAAGGTTCGTTGTATACATTTCCCATACCAAAAGCTACTAATAAAGCTGCAACTGCATCTGTGCCCGATGAAAGCGCAGCAGAAACGCAGCGTTTGCAAAGACAAAATGACATACTGTTGAGAAACAGCAGTGCCGAAGGTGCTTCGCCCACTGAAGAACAAATGGCATCAGCAGCAAATTATGGCAGCAATACGTCTGCATTACCTGCACCTACTGTTAGCCAAACTTCTACAGCGGAAAATAATACGCCGACTATATCGCCACCAGCACCGGTGCTACAACCACAAGATCCACCACAACCGCCTACATCTGGGTCCGGCGAAGATGTTGGGTTTAGAGAAAACACCCCACCGCCGGCAATTGGCAGAGTTACTCTTGACGGCTTGGCTCCTGCGCCAATAGACCCACAAGAAATCACAAGAGAAGCATAAGGAATATCAATGGCAGAAGAAATTCAACGCAGTAGAGGTCGCCCGCAAAACTACAAATTAGATCGCGGCGGTGTTCCTGCGGAGTCAGGACCATTTTATGGCGTGGTAAAAAACAACGTAGACCCCACACGAGCAGGCCGACTGCAAGTTTACATTGATGTGTTTGCTGATGGCAATCCTGATGATCAAACCAAATGGACCAGTGTGAGTTATCTGCCAGGGTTCTTTGGATCAACACCTGCCAATCCTGCTTCTACAGGAGTAGGCACCTACATTGATGGCAACCCCAACGCCTATGGCATGTGGTTTACTCCCCCAGACATTGGCGTCACTGTGTTGTGTGTTTTTGTCAACGGCGACCGCAGCCAAGGATTTTACATTGGCGTTGTGCCAGATCAAAGCGTGGGACATATGGTGCCGGCAATCGGTGCTAGCTCAAAATTTGTCACAGAAAACCAAAATCAAGCAACTTATTTTGCCGGAGCAACGCAGTTACCTGTAGTTGAACTCAACGTCAACAATACTGCACTGGAAGAAAGTGGTAGATTCTTTGACAGTCCCAAGCCTGTGCAGGGCGTAGTAGCACAGACTATGTTTTATCAGGGCTTGATCAAAGACCCCGAACGTGGACCAATCCGATCCAGCAGTCAACGAGAAACACCCAGCGCAGTATATGGTATCTCTACTCCGGGTACAGCAGTGTATCAAGGTGGCATGAAGCCCGGGGAAATACAGCGCAAGATTGCTGCCGGAGAAATCCGACCCCAAGACGCCAAGGTTGTTGGGCGTGTGGGTGGGCACAGCATGGTCATGGACGACGGAGACATAGACGGCAACAATAGACTCATACGTTTCCGCACCACATCCGGTCACCAGATCACAATGAACGATTCGGGCAACTTCTTTTATATCACTCATGCCAATGGTCTAAGCTGGTTTGAATTGGGTGCAGAAGGTACCTTGGATGTTTACAGCACAAACTCAATCAACCTACGTACTAGAGGTGACATCAACTTGCATGCTGACAGAGATATCAACATGTATGCTGGCAGAAACTTCAAAGTAAAAGCCACAGAAAATATTGATATCCAAGCAGAAATTGATTTGACAATACAGTGCCAACAAGCAATGACATTGTATAGCAAAGACACTGTGCAAGTAAAAGCCGACGGTACACTGGCTGTAGACAGCGCAGCAGGCGGATCTTGGAACGGTGGTTCCAGCTTGGTGTTTAGCGCCGGTGGAATTGACCTCAACGGTCCAGCAGCACCCTCAGTAGAAGCACCTGATCCGATAACCAAAACAATCATGGACGATACAACATTTAGTACATCCACTGGTTGGACAGTTGACCCTAATGGCCTTGAAAGCATTGTGAGTCGTGCGCCTACACATGAGCCTTACCCTTATCATAACAAGGGTGTGGATGTTGAAATCTCATTGGAGCAAGGCAAACCACCTCCACCTCCGGGGGCAATACCTGTGCCGGCTGGCGTAGAAATAGTGAGAAGTTCATGAGCGAATTTACATTTAATCTCAATGGAATTTTAGTCAGCGACGGTGGCTTGCCAAAAATACCCGCTGGCTTGTCTAACCTCGGGGGTTCGCTGTATTCTGGTACTGCGGATCAAGACTTAACATACACAGGCAATGATGCAATAGTTTGGGACCGCATAAATCAAGAACGACTCAAACGTGGATTGCCCAGCTTGGCCGATATTGGCTACCCGCGACCAGCAGATGATGCTGTGGCACCTGCTGCATCTTCTGCCACAGTAGAAACATTCAAAATAAAAGGTCCTCCGGGCATGACACTGGAGCAGGCACAAGCTATTTTCAAACAGCAAGCCGGAACAGGCGCACTGGTTGGGTTCAACATTGGAGACACACTGAGTGCAGCCACACAAGCAGCCGATGGATTGGAAGCCGCAGCACCTCAACTGTCACAAGGCTTTGCTGAAGCTGCTAAATTGTTACCTCCGGGAACCAACACTGCTGCCATAACCGCGGCACTGGGACCTAACGGATCTGCTGCTGCCGGTCAAATCGGTTCAGCATTGCAAGGTGCTGGGCCGGCTGTGGCTTCTGCACTTGCAATTGGCGCAACCAACTTCAATCAATTTGCTGGAGGCATAACTTCTCAGATTCCTGGAGTAGTAAATTCCTTTCAACGCGGATTGCCAGGCGCTGTATCAACTGCTCAAGCAAACCTGCCCGGCGAGATTGCAAAATTTCAAGCCAATTTGCCAGCGGGAATTGCAGGAATTACCAATGCATTAAATGGCATTCCTACCAATGGCATCAACATTGCTGATTTGACCAAACAAATTCCTGGACTGGGAAGTATCGGTAATCTTAGTTCAACAGATGTTACAGGGACATTGGCTCAAGCTAGTAAATTGATAGGGCAAGCATCCACAGAAATCAGCAACGAACTGGGCGCTGGAAAATTTGGGTTTGACGCTTCACAATTGGAAAAAGCTGGATTGATAAAACCAGGAACTGCGGCTGCATTTTTGCAAGAAGGCACAAATGAACTTATCAACGTATTAAAAAGTCCCACAGTGTGGACTGGCAAAGACGGAGTCAAAGGGCTTGGGGACTTGCTGGGCAACGACAACTTGCAAAACAAGGTACAACAGGGTTTGATGAGTTCTGGACTTGGCGATCTAAAACAGTTAGGAATACCAACAGACAAACTATCGCCGCAGGCACTGAGCGGGCTTGCAACCAATGCAGCCAAAAGTGTACAGGATACACTGAAATGGGCTACTAACAAGCCAGGCCTGCCTGCAGACGTTAAGAGCAAATTTGACAGCATGGCAACCAATGGAGCATTTGCGGTAACACTTACCCAGGAAAAAACTGAAGAGCCGGTGCTCAAAGAAAGGGTTGTGGAGCCTAGCGAAAACACAGTGAATTCTGCCACAGCAGATGCTGCCGCCGCACGAGTTGTAGGCAATGAAAAAGTACCCACAGTGGTCACAGGCACTGCAACTGGTGAATACACTGCAATCAGCGGATTTGCACAGTTTGTTCGAGAACTTACCGCCGCATTTGATGCATTGCAACAACGAATCAATGCAATCAATTCACAGTATCAGGCTATTACCCAAGATCAGTGGAACACAATCAACAACGAAGCAATAGCACTGAGAGCCACAGTGCGAGCAAGAATCGAAGCACTAAATGCCGCAGCGTTAGCAGAACAAAATACCATTCCTAGCTCTGGACAAAACTTTGCACAAAGAACTGCATTGGGAACGTTTCACGATATTATAGACAGGTATCTTCCGGCCATGGGAGAATCAAGTGACAAAGTTAGACAACTGATTAAAGACCTGGCCAACAAGATTTACACACAAGCCATCCGTGTTCAGACCCTCGGAACTTAACTATAAATATAGCTATGCCCACATTCATCGGTTTTAATACCCAACAACAATACAAGAAATTCACATTGCTGGATTTTGAATTGATCAAGCGCGACTTGTTGAATGCATTTAACATTCGTCAAGGACAATTGCCCGGCCGCCCAGGCTACGGCACTGCACTGTGGGACTACATGTTTGAAAACCAAATCGAAACAGTACAACAAGGTATTATCAATGAAGTGCAGCGTGTGGCAGGTGGAGATCCTAGAATTTACATCAGCGATATCAATGTGTTTCCCCAACAAAATGGCATACTAATTGAATTGCAATTGCAGGTTGTAGCAACCGGCGCCAACGAATTATTAAGCGTTTTCTTCAATCAACAACAGCGCAACGCCACCTACGTATAACTACGCGGTTTTTGTTAGCCATAAATAATACAAAGGTTATCAGGCAATGGCAAAAACCACACGACAAACAGCAATATTCGGCGTTGAAGACTGGAAACAAATATACCAGACTTACAGAGAAGCTGACTTTCAAAGTTACGATTTTGAAACACTGAGAAAAAGTTTCACTGATTATCTGCGATTGTACTATCCAGAAACATTCAATGACTTCATTGAATCATCAGAATATATTGCGCTGTTGGACGTTATTGCGTTTATGGGCCAGGCCATGGCCTTCCGTACTGACCTGAATACCCGTGAAAACTACATGGATACTGCCGAGCGCCGTGATTCAGTAGTTAAATTAGGAAACCTTGTAAGCTACACAGCCAAGCGCAACACCGCAGCACAGGGCCTGCTCAAAGTATTCAATGTACAAACAACTGAAAACGTAGTTGACTACAATGGTGTGAACCTTTCAAACGTCACAATCAACTGGGCTGACCCTACCAATCCGGACTGGTTGGAACAGTGGAATACCATTCTCAATGCCTGCTTTGTTGACACACAAAAAATTGGCCGTCCGGGCAATCGTCAAACCATATTAAACATTCCCACCAGTGAGTATGCTATCAATTTGGTTCCAGGCTTTTTGCCAGTGATTCCTTACACTGCCACAGTGGATGGCATCAACATGCCATTTGAAGCCATGACTGCAACCACAGTGGGCAGAGACTATATCTATGAACCCAGTCCTGTGCCCAACACCAGTTTCAACATACTGTATCGCAATGACCAACTGGGCTATCAAAGTGCTAACAATGGCTATTTCTTTTTGTTCAAACAAGGTACGCTGCAAAACCAAGATTTCAACTTGGCCGAGCGCATTGCTAACCGCACAGTAAACATCAACATCGAAGGTGTGAACAATGAAGATCGTTGGTTGTTCCAATTAGACAACGTGGGTAATATTGCTCGTGAGTGGGCCTACACTGAAAACGTTTACACTGCTGCTGCAGAACAGCTCACAACCCTGCGCCCAATCTATTCAACTACATCTAGAACCAATGACCAGATTACCATGGTGTTTGGTGATGGTGTGTTCAGTGAAATTCCAGTGGGCACATTCCGTGCCTATGTTCGCAGCTCCAACGGATTGCAGTATATTATCAATCCTGAAGAAATGCAAAACGTTGTGTTGCCTATCAGCTACATCAGTCGCGCAGGCAATTTAGAAACAATTACATTTACCTGCGGCATTACACAACCTGTAAGCAACGCTCAGGCACGTGAATCAATTGAAGCAATCAAGCAACGTGCTCCTGCTCGTTACTACACCCAGAACCGCATGGTCAATGGCGAAGATTACAACCTATTCCCATACACAGCATACAATTCAATTATCAAATCAAAAGCTGTGAACCGCAGTTCAATTGGCACCAGTCGTTATCTCGACTTGGTTGACAACACCGGCAAGTATAGTTCTACCAACACATTCTCCAGCGATGGTGCGCTGTGGGAAAACACTGCTTTCCAACCGCCCATCAGCTTTACTTGGTCCAACAGAAACGAAATCACTGATTTCATTATCAACAGATTGCAACCGCAATTGTTAGAAGCCACGACCAAGCAATTTTATTATGCAAACTTTCCTCGAGTGACAGAAACCAATTTACCCCCAGGGTCAACATGGGTACCGGGTGCAGCCTGGAATCAAAGCACCACTGTTGCTAATGAAACCACAGGTTATTTCAAGGACAACACTGTGAGCTCGACCTGGCCAAACGGTGCACCAATTCCTATTGGCGCCACAACCAGCACAGCATTCAAGTACGCTGTGGTCAGAAGCTTGATCAAGTTTGTTCCTCCTACAGGATATTACTTTGACAGCAACAATAGACTCAAAGCAGGCACCCCAACACGAGCCAACGAACGCACAGAAATTTGGGCAAGCCCAATTGCTATTGTAGGCGACGGATATAATGGCGGCGCTGGAAACTTATCATCGGGTCAAGGACCTGTTGCATTAAACAACTTTGTGCCCACCGGTGCGCTGGTTGATACAATTATTCCTGTGTTTACTACCGCACTCAGTGCTAGTTTACAATCTGAAATCCAACAGCAAATTCTATTGGGAAGAAACTTTGGCCTGGGCTACGACAACAACGGAACAGTGCCAACGTCTGATGGTGCTGGAACATGGTATCTGATTACCAGCACAAACCTTGCACTAAATGCTCCTTGGAGCCAGCAATATGCAGGTAATACTTCTGGCACCAATGCCGATGCGTCTTGGATGGTGCAGTGTTCTGTACAAAATGGAACCTACACTGTGTTGACTAGATCGCTGGCATATTACTTTGGTAGTGTGTTGCAAACACGTTTCTTCTTTTACGGAAATCAAAAGATTTACGACAGCCGTACAGGAACAACAATCAAAGATTTTATCAATGTATTGGCAATGAATTCCAAGCCGGATTCTGCTGCATCATTGAACGGTGACATTTACACAACAATTATCGGACAACCTGTGGAAAGCGATGGCTATGTGGATGACTTCCAAGTACTAATCAGCTATAGAGATTCAGATAGCGACGGCGTGCCAGACAATCCAGACTTCTTTGATGAAATTGTTGGCCCTGTCCCCACAACCGCCAATGCCAATTCGCCTTGGGTGTTCTTACAACAAACTGTGGATTTTGACAATCTACAAAGATACCTGTTGGTAGAGCCCGGAGTAGTTAACAGTGCGTATGCCAGTTACGATGCAATCGAAGCGGCCAAATTCCAATATTCTCCTGGACAGTATTTCTATGCATACAGCCAAGAGACATTTTGGTTGTTAAGCATCAACACTGCTGGAGTATTGGTCCTTACTGAACAGACAGACTGGAAAGCATACCCAGGACGCCAGAGCTTGTATTTTCAATATCGTCACAATTCACCATTGACCAACAGAATTGATCCGGGCACCAGCAACATCATTGACATTTATTTGGTTACATTGTCGTACTACACAGCATACCAAAACTGGTTGCGTGATACCACAGGCACAGTGGCAGAACCCGACATTCCCACAATCAATGAATTGAGCACAGCATACCAAGGTCTGCAGGATTATAAAATGATCAGTGATAACATTGTTATGAATTCTGTTATATTCAAGCCATTGTTTGGACCCAAAGCTGCCAGTGCATTGCAAGCAACAATCAAGGTTATACGTGCTCAGAATTCCACTGCAAGCACTAGTGAAATTAAAAGTGCGGTGTTAGCAGCAATGAATGATTATTTCTCCATTGACAAATGGAATTTTGGTGATACATTCTATTTCTCGGAATTAGCAGCCTATCTGCACAAACAGTTGGGTACTATTATCAGTTCAGTGGTCTTGGTGCCTCTGGACACACAAAAATACTTTGGTGACCTGTACGAAATTCGTGCAGAGCCCATGGAAATCTTTGCCAATGCAGCCACAGTTGATAACATTGAAGTTATTGAAGCATTGACCAGTACTAACCTACGTACTGCACCTGGTAGCGGAGTAATTTAATGTCAAGAGTTCGAAGTGTAGACTTTCTTCCTGAAATTTTTCAGACTGATGCTAACAAGCAATTTTTAGCTGCTACCCTTGATCAACTAGTTCAAGAACCAAAATTCAAAAAGACTCAGGGCTTTATCGGACGTTCAGTGGGTCCGGGCGTAAACCCCAATGACAAATATGTTGTCGAACCTACCAAAACACGCACAGACTATCAGCTGGAGCCGGGCATTGTCAGCTTGAATCCTGCGGACACAGCTGAAATTCAAGATGCAATCACTTATCCTGGCCTCTTGGATGCATTGAGTTTTCAAGGCGCAGACAGCAATCGTCCCGATCGACTGTTCACCAGTGACTACTACACTTGGGACCCGTTCATTGACTTTGATGCTTTTGTAAACTTCAGTCAATATTTTTGGGTACCTAACGGCCCTGATGTTGTTGATGTTTTTGCCAGCTCGGTGCCATTTACTGAAAACTTTGCTGTGGACCGAAACGGTGCATATACTTTTTCTGGAGAGTCTGGTGATAACCCTATCATCACTTTGGTCCGTGGCGGCAGCTATACTTTCCAAATAGCCAACAACATCAAGCAAACAATAAACTACAGTGTGACCAATTCGGGCACTGCAAGTTACTTGATAGATTATCAAGCCAATCCCACACTGACTTTGGTTCGCGGCAACACTTATGTGTTTACATTGAACCTTGTGGCAGCATATCCATTCTGGATTAAAACACAGCCCACAACCGGAATTGGCGATGCCTACAATTCTGGTGTGACCAACAACGGGAACAGCACTGGCACAGTTATTTTCACAGTTCCTCAAGATGCTCCAGACATACTGTACTACGCTGCACAGAACAATGCCAACATGCACGGCTCTTTTGCCATTGTCAACGCTGACAATGCAACTGGACCTGGATTCTGGATTCAAACAGCACCTGGAGTCACTGGCCGAAATGTAACCAGCCCAAATCTAAGCACTAGAGATGTACTTGGTGTGGTCAACAACGGTACCAACTTAGGTACAATAACATTCAACGTGCCAACCAAGACAGCACAGAATTTTTATTATACCCTAAATGACCTTGGCACAGTTGATTTGTTAACTACATTAAACTTTGATCAGATCGACGGCGCAAATCTCTTAGACTTCTTGGCACAGTATGGTGGCATTGATGGTATTGCCAACATGGATGGTTTGACATTGGCATTTAACAATGGTAATACAGCTGATCAAGCTGTGGCTTGGACAATCAGCTTTGTAACTGTGGACGATGTTCAATACATTTCGTTGTCATCGGCATTTGGTATTGCGGCTCTTGACAAATTTTCCATCGCCTATGGCACTGTTTACGCCAATACACAATGGTATAAAAATCCGTCGTTGACATTTGAGAGAATTCCGTTATTGAGCGCAGTACAAGATACTTTGTATTATCAAGATGCTCTCAATCCTGACATGTTTGGAACTATTAAGTTAGTTGAACAAACCAGCAATGCAGTATTAAACATAACAGAAATCATTGGAAGAAAAACATATACCAGTCCTGTAACGGATCAATATCCCAATGGTGTTACATTTACTAATGGCCTTAAGGTTAAATTTACTGGAGAAGTATATCCAAGATCCTATTGGTCCGGCAGTGTTCCTGTCACATGTTTGTCTACCTCGGCAACTATTAACTTTATTAACTGTACAACTACTCAGGGCTTGGAGCGCGGTTTGGAAATTGTTTTCAATTCTCCAACCATTGGCGGCATTGAACCTGAAACAGTGTATTATGTTGATCAAATTTTTAGCAGCACACAATTTACTATTTCTGAAGTAAAAGGTGGCCCTGCGTTGCCGTTAACTGGAGCAACTGCACCGCCAGACAATCTCATGTACGCCACAGCCAGCGCCAACAGAGAGTACTATGTCAGCGGAGTGGGTACAGCCATTGAGCTGTTGCCAGTTGATAACTTTATTGTTCCTGAATCGTATGCTACAGATGCCAATACAGAAACAGTTTATGTTGAGCCCAGCGATCACGATTATATCACAATCAGCAGAGCCAGCCGAGACCTAAATGCTTGGAGCCGCAGCAACCGCTGGTTCCACATAGACGTATTGTATGCCACAGGGTCATATAACAATACCACCGTGGCATTAGACAACAACAATCGAGCCAAGCGACCAATTATTCAATTCCGCCCCGGCATTCGTTTGTTTAATATGGGCACTGAAGGTAAACAACCTGTCAATGTCATTGACTTCGGCGCAACTGATGCATTTAGTGACATTGAAGGCTCATTGAGCTATACCACAAACGGTTATACAGTGGTCAATGGCAGCAGAATAATTTTTGCCGCTGATTTAGATGCCAATGTACGCAATAAAATTTATGTTGTTAACTTTATAGTACCGAATTCTACTCCGCTGACCACAGCAGGCAATTTCCATTTGCATGCTCGTTACACTATTGCAACATTGGGCAACACTGATTGGAACCAAGTTGCAGACACCACCGGCGAAACTTATGCAGTTGGTGATACTATTTTGGTTGTTAACGCAGGTTCTGGTACTGGTACAGCTACATTTGCTGAACCAGTGATTAATTTGATCCCAGCAGACGATGCTGAAATACTTGCTGATCAATCCACAGTAGTGTTAGATGGCGACGATGCTGGCATTACTTACTGGTATGACGGTGTTGAATGGGCTGAAGCACAGCAAAAAACAGCAATTCAGCAACCACCGATTTATGATGTTTACGACGCTAACGGAATCAGTTTTAGCAATAATACTGTATATCCTAGTTCTACATTCCGCGGCAGCAAGTTGTTTAGCTATGCAGTAGGCGTTGGTACAATTGACCCAGTATTGCAATTCCAATTGCAATATCTAACATTAAGCAATGTTGGCGATATTGTTTTTGATAACAACCTTTATCAAGATACTTTCATCTATGTTATTGACAACGTAAGTCAAACACGCAATATCAGCCAAGGATGGCCAAGAGAATACATTGACCGTACCACCTATGATAGACTATTGGGCTGGCAATCGGCCATTACACCCACACTGATTAGACAGCAGTTCAAATTCACATACAATGGTCAACCACTGTTGCTGGATGTGGCTGCATTAACTGATCAAGTGACCACAGTACCTGCAGTAAAAGTATTTGTTGGATCGCAGTTTCAAAATCCCAGCACATACACTGTTGCAAGAACAGATACTACAACCACTATTAGCTTTATTACCTCTCATGTGATTGGTCAAGTGGTCGAAGTTGAAGTACTCAGCAATCAAACCAGTGCAGTTGGTTTCTATCAAGTACCAACAAACTTGCAACAAAATCCACTTAATGCCAACAGTGAATATTTTACACTGGGTACTGTTCGCACACACTACCAAACAATTTGTCAAAACCTTACAGATCTAGTTGGACCAATCAATGGAGCCAATAACACCCGTGACCTTGGCGATATTATTCCTTATGGTCAATTGATTCTTCAACAAAGTAGTCCACTGACCATGGCTGGCTATTTCATGCGCTCAACCAAGTACAATGTATTTGCAGCATTGGAATACAACAGCCGTGAGTATCAGAAATACAAGAATCAGTTGTTGGAAGCAACCACACGCCAAACTATTTCTTACAACATTACCACAAGTCAATTGTTGGATTATGTGCTTAACGAAGTTATTCTTGGTAGAACAGATAGCAATCCATTCTATTGGAGTGACATGTTGCCAGCTGGTGAAGTTTACCAGACCACAACATACACATTGGGTTACATTACCACAGACACATTCTCTACCTTGTACATTTACAATTATGCGTCGGCCAATTACCAAGGCATGAACGTTTATATCAACAACGTGATTCAAACTCGCGGTGTTGATTACAGTGTTGGAACCGACAGTGCAACAATAACAATATTGCCGGCACGTTTTGCTCGACTGCAAACAGGCGATGTTATCACCATACAAGAATATCAAGCCACATACGGTACATTTGTTCCCAACACCCCGACCAAGTTGGGCTTGTACCCTGCATTCAAACCAGGCATTATTCCAGTGAAAACAACCACAGGAACAACCTCAGTCATCGTCGGACACGACGGCAGTCAAACTCCAGTGTTCAATGACATTCGCGATGATGTATTGTTGGAATTCGAAACACGAATCTACAACAACTTGAAACTGGATGACAACCCAATTCCTCTCAAATTGAGTGATGTAATTCCCGGCCAATTCCGAGACACAGGTTACAGCTACACAGAAATCAATGACATACTGTCTGAAAGTTTCTTGAGCTATGTGGGCTGGAACAAGTTAGATTATACCACACAAGATTACAATGCTTCAAACACATTTAGTTTCAACTACAGTCAAAGTTTGAACACCTTGGACAATCAACCGTTGTTGGGAGCCTGGCGCGGCATTTATCGTTGGTTCTATGATACTCAACAGCCCGAAGAAACACCATGGGAAATGTTGGGCTTCTCCAAGCGACCAGACTGGTGGGAAATAACTTACGGTCCTGCTCCATACACTCGTGACAACCAAGTGTTATGGGATGATTTGGAAGCAGGATTGGTTCGCGATCCTGTGGCTCCTTATGTGCTTCCTCAGTACGCTCGTCCAGGTCTGAGCAAGGTATTGCCAACCAGCAGCGAAGGCGCATTGCTGGCTCCGTTGGATTGCGTGGTTGGTGTTTATGCAAACAACACATTCCAAAAGAGCTGGAAGGTTGGCGATGGCGGCCCAGTTGAAGCGTCATGGTGGAACAGCAGTGACTATCCATTTGCAGCCATGCGCCTATTGGCACTGACTCGCCCAGCAGAATTCTTTGCGTTATTTGCTGATCGCGATTTGTATCGCTATAACGAAGAGTTTAATCAGTACCTGTACGACGATCGTTATCGTTTGAGTACTCGAAACAATCCTAACCAGCCCGAAAACACCAACGTTCAAGTGTATGGCAATGGTGTGAGCAAGGCCAGCTACATTGACTGGATTGTTGATTACAATAGAATTCTAGGCCAAGACTCCACCGTGGCCCTACAAAATGATTTGGCTAACATCGATGTGCGCTTGTGCTATCGTATGGCCAGTTTCAGCGACAAGCAATACATTAAAATTTATACAGAAAAGTCCAGCCCTGCGTCCACAAATACTGCGCTGTTGATTCCTGATGAAAGTTATGACTTGCTGTTGTATAAGAATCAACCGTTTGATCACAGTGTGTACAGTTCGGTGGTTATTCAAGTGGTAGAAGATGGATGGGCAGTGTATGGATATTCGCTGAATCGTCCGTTCTTTGAAACTCTTACCAGTGTTCCAGTTGGACAATTCCAAACGTTCACTGTCGGCGGAACCACAATTCAAACTCCCACATTCTACAGCCAAGATATCACACAAGTACCTTATGGTTATGTGTTTAATTCCCAAACTGCGGTAGCTACCTTCTTATTGAGTTATGGCAAGCTGTTAGAACAAGATGGATTTACATTCACTGATAGAGACAACGGCTATATCCTTAACTGGGACCAAATGGTACAAGAATTCCTGTACTGGAGCAACCAGGGATGGGGCGTTGGCACATTGATTAACTTGAATCCGTTGGCATACAAGTTGTCAATCACCAAACCATTGGCAGTGGTTGACAGTGTGTCTGCACAAACTGCTGAACATGTGATGTTGGATCAAAACAAGCGTGAGTTTCCTGTTCGCGATCTTAACATTGTTAGACTCGACAACACATTTACAATTGCTCCACTGAATAACCAGAGCTTGAGCTTTGTTGACATGCGCTTTACCAGTTTCGAAAGCATGATTGTGCTCAACAACACCAGCTTGTTTGGCGATTTGATTTATGAGCCTATTACAGGTGCAAGACAAAGTCGTTTGAGTTTGGTAGCTGCAACCACTACAGAATGGAATGGCAGTGTTGATGCACAAGGCTTTATTCTCAACCAAGACAACATTGAAGAATGGACTGGACTCAAGACCTATCCAAAAGGTCAGTTGGTCAAGTACAAAAACAAGTACTGGAGTGCTGCCACTATTGTACAGCCCAGCACCACATTCAATTACAATGACTGGAATCAAAGTGATTACACCTTGATTCAACAAGGACTGTTGCCTAACTTGGCCAACAAGGCCAATCAATTGGCCAATAGCTATAACATCAACTCTGCCAACTTGGAAACAGATAACGACCTGTTGAGCTATGGATTGATTGGATTTAGACCTCGTCAATACTTCACAGCACTTAACTTGGATGACGTCAGTCAGCTGAATGTCTACAGAGAGTTCATTGGATCCAAAGGTACAATTCTCAGTGCAGACTTGTTGACTCGTGCTAACCTAGGAAAAGAAGCAGCTGACTATACCATCTACGAAAACTGGGCAATCCAACGTTCTGTGTATGGAGCAAATGCCAACCGCAGCTTTATTGATTTGCGTTTGAATAGAGAATATCTAACCAGCGATCCTGTGCTAGTAGAAGTAATATTGCCGCAGCAACAGAGCCAAGCAGATCAAACTGTTTTGTTGAATGATGTGTGGAAGAGCAGTTTTGCGTTGACAACACCTGACATTCTACCTACCACTACCACTACAGTCACCGATACAAGTTTGCCGTCAGCTGGTTATGTTAACTTAGACGACGTTGACATCAGCGTATTTGAACTTTCAAATCCTGCAAGCTTGAATGCAAATATCAACTCTATCAGCAATGGTACCAGTATTTGGGTAGCAAAAGTCAACGACTACGACTGGAACATTTACAGAGCTCAAGGCATCCCAGGAACAATCCAGCACGTTTGTGACAACTTAAACGGCACAAGCAGAGTAATTTTCTCAGGTGTGCATGGTCTTTCTGTGGGCAACACATTGATTATTAGATTCTTTGACAGTCAAGTCAACGGCGTGTACAAAGTACTCAGTGTAAGCGATGTCAACACTGTTAATATTGCATTTACATTCACTGGCGGTCGCACAGTAGCAGACGGTAACGGCATTGGTTTTACCTTGCAGACCATGCGAGTGGCCCAGGCCAGCGACATCAGCACACTGCCTTACAGCAAACAAATTTTACCTGGCGCCAAGGCCTGGGTAGACAACGACGGACAAGGCATGTGGGAAGTATTGGAAAAGAAAAACCCATTCCAAACTCGTCGAGAATTCCATCCTTATACTCCTGCTGACAATCAGTTGTACGGCAGCAGTATTGCACAGGCCAAGAGTCAAAATGCCATGTTGGTCGGAAGCCCTGGCTACAAAAATGACAGCAACCAACCAATTGGCAGCATTTATGTTTATCTAAAAGGCTACACCAGCCAATATGAGCCCGTGAATCCCACAGGTAATGTAGATGAAACAATTAAATTGGAGGCAATTGGCACAAGAGGATTTGGAAACGCAGTTGATTTTGGTACATTGACCTGGGCCGCAGCCGGTGCAAGTGCCAGCCTTGGACCCAATGGCGAAGCCAACAACGGATACTGTGCAGTGCTGTACTATGATCCTGTTGCCGCAGCCAAAGGATTCGCAAATCCATTTGTAGTCAGCCAAGTGTTGACATTGCCAGGAACTACATCTAGTACCACACCTGGTGCTGGCGAGTTTGGTTATTCAGTTGCTGTCAGTCAAGATGAGCGTTGGTTATATGTTGGAGCTCCAGGTGTTAACAAAGTTTATGCATACGGCCAAGTGGGTGTTCCTGTGCAAGAAATACGCACAATACTGCCAGCAGTGACTGATACTATAAACATTGCCAGTCAAATTCAAATTAATAATTCACTACAAATTTCTGTTACAGTCAATGATACATTATTGGTACTAGGAACAGATTACACAGTAGCAGGTGATTTCAGCAGTGTTGATTTTGCAAGCGAACTAGCAGCCGGCGACAGTGTTGTTATCAGCAGAAACACTGGCTGGAACTTTGACGGAGGTTCTGCTTCCTATAACATCAATCCATATTTGTTTGGAATGAGCAATATCTACGCATGTTTGGTGACCGTGAACAAAGTCGAACAGCGTCCTAATATTGATTACACAATGACCGGTGGCGTAATAACATTTGTTACTACCCCAGGAATAAACGACGACGTCACAGTGCTGTCCAAGAGTTATTATCAACTGGTAACACAGTTAACACCTAGTGCGCCAGCAGTGGGTGATAGATTTGGTCACAGTGTACAATGCAGCAGCGATGGTAGACAACTGCTGGTTGGTGCTAGAAATATCACAGTTGATGGAAAAGTTGAAGCTGGCAAAGTATTCGCTTACGATAGAAACGTACAAAAATTCATTGCCACAGCTGATTCTACCACAACCAGTATAACAGTTCTGGGATCTGTCTCTGCTCCAGTGAGCGTGATACTCAACAATCAGTTCTTGACCAACCAAGCAAATGGAATATTGAACTCCGATAACTCATTCACAGTTAGCGGAAGCACTGTTACCATCTATGCCACAGTCAATGTTGGCGATGTAATCGAAATTGAAACAAATCAATTTGTGTTACAACAACAAATAACACAAAACACACCTGCAGAGTTTGTTAACTTTGGTCAGTCACTGGATTTGTGTCCTTACAATTGCAGTTTGTATATCGGAGCTCCGCAAGACAGTACCACAGCCTGGAAAGGTGGCGTGGTGCAACGCAGTGTTGCTCAAGCTAGAACATATGGAACAATTACAGCAACTGTTGCAGATCCAGAATTGGTTGCTGGCGAAACCCTGCGTGTAAACAATGTAGACATCGCAGTCCCTGCGCTGCCAAACAACAATGCCACAGGACTTGCTGCCGCAATCAATGCCAGCGCACCCAATGCCACAGCATCTGTTGATGCAGATGGATACTTGACCATTTCTGTAACAAATTCCAATGCAGCCACTGTTGGAGATAAACTTCAAGTGGCACCTGGGTCGACAGGTGTAGTATATTCCAGTTTTGGATTTGAAGAGTTTGCTTATGCAGAAACTATTTCCAATCCATTCCCTGTAGACTTTGGAGCATTTGGCTACAGCGTTTCGGTTAACAATACTGCTCTAAGCATAGCAGTAGGTGCACCGGGTGCAAGTTTATATTTGCCAAATACATTTGATTACAATTCTACATTAGAAAAGCCCACTACTACATTTGACGGCAATAACACTGTGTTCTTCTCCCCAGTTAATGTCAGCGGAGCAGTTTATACATTTGATTATTTCCCAAGCTCGACCAGTTCAGTTGCCAACCCAGGTAAGTTTGTATTTGGACAACAAATTTCCAATATCAATGTCAACCCATACGACACCTATGGAACTGCTGTGAACTTTAACTCAGGTGCGTTGGTAGCTGGTGCTCCATTGAATGACGATGGAGAGAATGAAACACAAGATTCGGGCGCAGCATTTGTATTCGAAAATCCAACTGACACACCTGCATGGGCAGTGATTCATCAACAGCAACCTGTTGTTGATATCTACTTGCTGAACAGCGTGTACATGTATGACCGAATCACTTCAGAGCGCACAGAATTCTTTGATTTCTTTGATCCTCTGCAAGGCAAGATTCTGGGCGCTGCTCAGCAAAACTTGGACTACATTGGCGCAGTTGATCCAGCGGAATACAATGTAGGATATCTAAACAATGCTGGTAACCGTTGGGGACAAAACCACTTGGGTGAAATGTGGTGGGATATTTCCACAGTTCGCTTTATTGATCCCAACCAGGACGATATTGTGTATGCAAGTCGTCGCTGGGGTCAAGTGTTTCCGGGCAGTCGCATCGATGTATATCAATGGATCGAAAGTTCTGTTCCTCCTGTAAACTATGTTGGAGTTGGGACACCCAAGAGTATTGACAGCTATGTAATCGAAACACAGTTAACACACGATGGACTGTTTGTAACCAGTTACTATTTCTGGGTAAGAAATGTAACCACAGTTGCAACACAGCAAGGCAAGACACTTAGTGCGCTGACAGTAAGCCAGTACATTGAAAGTCCTAAGAGCAGCGGCATCAGTTACATTGCACCAATTAACTCAAGCACTATTGCTATCTACAACGGATTGCAGTATATAAATGCAGCCGATACCATAATCAGCGTGGAGTTTGACCAGCAACTCAATGATGCCAACGTGCATGCCGAGTATGAATTGATTGCACAAGGTCGTCCAGAAGCTTTCTTGAGCGCTGCATTGTACAGAAAGTTACAAGACAGTTTCTGCGGTTTTGATACATTTGGTAACAAGGTTCCAGACCCACGCCTGCCTGTTAGTCAGCAGTATGGCATTCAAGTTCGACCACGCCAAAGCATGTTTGTAGACAGATTCCTGGCGCTGAAGAATTATATCACGCATGTTAATTCAGTGTTAGCACTGTATCCTATCAGCGAAACACGCAGCTTTGTTCTGCTCAACAGTGAAGAACCAATTCCTTCGGCCAACTCTGGTGCATGGGATGCTCAAGTTGCTAATTTGGAAATACTCAGCTACCAAGACATTTATGCAGTTGACTTGGGATATACCTATTTGGTCGATTACGACAGCAGTAACCAAGGTCTATGGACAATCTATACAGTGGTGATTGAACAAGGCACAACTGATGTTAGAACTTTGTTGTTAACACGAGTTCAAAACTACAAGACTGTTAATTATTGGAACTACATCAATTGGTACATGCCTGGCTATAACTCCAGTTCTAAGATTTCTTTTGAAGTAGCCAATTACACAAGCTTGTCACAGCTATCAGTGTCTGTAGGCACCAGCGTGAAAGTCACAGCCAACGCACAAGGCAAATACGAAATTTATTTGTTTACTGATACTGGCTGGGAACGTGTGGGTCTGCAAGATGGTACAATTGCTATCTCTGCAGAAATTTATGATTACGAGCTGGGAAGATTTGGATTTGATTCTGAAGTATACGATGCTCAGTACTACGACAAAGAACCGGTGGTTGAGACTCGCAAGATTATTCAAGCCATCAATGAAGAATTGCTAATTGATGATCTTTACATCGATCGCAATAAATCATTGACATTGATGTTTGACTTTATACTCAGCGAACTGCAAGCACCTGAGTGGTTGGTCAAGACCAGCTTGATTGACGTTGATCATAAGATTCGTGAATTAATTCCATTCCAGAACTATTTGCGTGACAATCAAACGTTCGTTAGCGATTACTTACAAGAAGTCAAGCCATATCACGTGCAAGTGCGTGAGTTTAACTTGAGTTACAACGGCGCTGATGACTACACAGGTGATGTAACTGACTTTGATCTGCCAGCATACTACAACACTGACTTGTCTGTACCGCAGTATGTTAGCCCGATTCTAACACCGTACGATCACGCTACTAACCAACTGTTTAACACCAACAGTGATACAGCACCTACCAGTGTGTTGTGGAGTGAATGGCCATACAGCCAGTGGATCGGCAATTACCTGCTGTCCTTGCGTTCTGTAAAATTGCTGGATCAAGGTTCTGGTTATACATCAGTGCCTTCAGTAATAATCCAAGGCGACGCCTCAGTGCAAGCACAAGCCGAAGCGGTAATAGATTCTGAAGGGCATGTTGTTGCAATCAATGTGGTTTCTCCAGGCGAAGGGTACTTGACCACACCAACAGTGATAATCCAAAGCCCAACAGGCACCGGTGCTCGAGGATACGCAGTGATGGTAAACCGCAATGCCGCAGACTTCGATGAGTTTGTGTATAATGTAAATCCTCCAGTTAGCGTGGCAGAATGGGAAGCTGATACCGATAGTGTATTGAGTCTTACAAATGTACGGTCGTTCAAGACAACTATCAAGTTTGATAGATATCAGTATTCCAGTGCTATCGACGCATGGAGCACTAGCGGAATTTATGTTGTTGGAGATAGAGTTCGATATACTGATTCAGTATGGGAAGCCACAGAAGATAACGGTCCAGCAGACGAGTTTAATTTAGCGCAGTGGACAGAAGTATCTGCTGCTGACCTCAGCGGGGTTGATCGTACTATGGGCTACTATGTTCCTGGTATAAACGAACCCGGATTAGAATTGCCATTGTTGGTTAACGGTGTAGATTTCCCTGGTGTGCAAGTATTCGGGCATGACTTCACCTATATCGATGCGTTAGACGCAATTTACGAAAGCAGTTTTACAGATGTATTTTTGGGAACCAGACCCACTGACGTTAACGTCGATGGCGGCCAATTTGTAGGCGCATTTGAAAATTATGCTCCAGAAGAATTGGTTAATGGCGCTGAATACGACACCATGGACATGCGTATCTATACCCGCCCTGGTAGCGATTGGGAACGCAACGGTCACGGTTTCCAAATTGGCTCCGTAAGATTCCAACTTGACGCTGACATTTCTGGCGATGCTTGGAGTTGGGCTAATGCTGTTGATACTCCTACAGAGTTAATTGTTAGTAACATAACAACTGGACTGCAACTAAATCCAGGAACCGATTACACCATTGACTGGGCAGCACAAACTGTTACCATGTTGGACAATGTTAGCGTTGGTGATATAATCAACGTTGATGTTTACGAAATCGGTGGCGGTAGCCAACTTTATCGCAACACCTACACTGGAGATCAAATTGGACAAAGTCTAGTGTTGCCAGTTAGCAATGTAGGAGTTGATTCGATTGTGTTCTTTGTAAACGGAACACCTACCAACGCTGAAATTTGGAGACCATATTATGCTCCAAGCACCGAATGGAGCATCTATAGTTCTTATGCATACAATGACGTAGTGTATGATTCTCACTATATCTACTACAGAGCAATCAAGGCTGTGCCAACTGGTATACTGTTGACCAATTTTGAATATTGGCAACCGAGTGCTCATGCATTGCCTGGTAATTTGCAGTTTACAGGTCCTCTAAGAAACACAATAGTCACAGTACCGGTGGAAGTCCAAAGCACTGACCTGGTAACTGTTGTGGTATTAGGAATTACCAACCAGCCTCAACGAATTTGGAGTGCCCCAGTAACACAGTATGTTACAGTTGATTCTGCCATTGCTGACAGCAAGACTGTTGACTTGACCAACTATGTGGGCGGCACCAATGCTGCTAACATGATTGTGGTTCGCAATGGCCTCCGCTTGACTCCTCCAGCAGGCATTGAGCACATTGGAAATAGCGTGACTACATCGTTTGGATTGCCCACAACATTAGGCAGCTTGAATCAAGACACCATTGATGCAGCTACAGAAATTCAAGTGTGGCTCAACGACAGAATTCAAGTGCAAGGCATGGATTATGCAGTGACAGGATCCAATCCAAATCGACAAGTGTCATTCTTTACAGCTCCTACCACTGGAGATACAATATTGATATCTGTCAGTACATTAGCTGATTACATTGTGTATGCAACAGATCCAACACCTTATGTTGAAATTGTATCTACAGTAAACATTGGCGACGAGTTAGCAATCACCACATTCAATGATACCAGCGAGCAGGATATGGTTACTTTGGTATTTGTTGGACCTTCTTACCGAGGTATTGCTGAAGTAGAAGCATACAACAGCACAGATTACGCTCCGTTAGAAACGTCTTCGGCTGCTGAATGGACAAGCACTGATTCTTATGCCAGTGGTACATTGGTGTACACACAAGTATACTCATCACCGGGTGTTCCAGCTGCTGGAACAACTCCTGTATTTTATCAGGCAATCCAGTCTGTGCCTGCAGGAACTGCTGTAACCAATACCAGTTATTGGACTGTGGTAGATTATGCAAACTTGCCCGATAGCTTTAATTACTTGATTGGACATGTAATACCTAGCAATAATTTCTACTTGAATAGACCAAATGTCACGGGCTATCGTTTGTGGGTTACACTAGATGGTGAGCGACTGGTAGATGGAGTTGACTTCAATATCGAAGGCGACTACTTGATTTTGGCCGCTGGGGCAATTCAAAGCAATCAAATTTTGGTAGTGACTGAATTTACAGAAAGTGTTGTGCCTGATGCATGTGCATTTAGAATATTCCAAGACATGCGAGGCGTGCAAGCAACATATCGCATCACAGATGCTTCAACCACAGCAGTTGCACAAGATGTTTCGGCCACAGCAGACATTATCTACGTTGACGACGTCACAGTATTGCCCGACCCTGATTTAGATCAAGGTATATTTGGTGTTGTTACCATCGACGGTGAACGAATCATGTACAGAACACGTGATGTTGCAACTAACTCTATCAGCAGTTTGTTACGAGGAACTGCCGGAACAGGTGCAGCAGAACACACAGTTGGTGCATTGGTGTATGACATGAACAGCGGTAACTTGTTGCAGTTGTCCTATCAAGACTACATCAGTAGAGATACTTCCATGGGCGATGGTTCCACAGTGCAGTTTGTTGCCAATAATTTGGGTACTAACATCATCGAAGGAAGCGTTGAAGTGTACGTGGGCGGAATACGCCAGTTACAAGGATTTGCGGTTGATATCGCTGACAATGTAGTAACCGTGACATTTGATACAGCACCGCCTGCTGGGCAAGAAGTTACAGCACTGGTAAGACACGGTGTAACTTGGTATCATCGTGGTGTTGACACTGCTAGTGATGGGGTAGCTTTGCAGCAAACCAACACTGTAGCAGCAAGATTCCTATGCAATTTTTAACAAGGTAAATAATTGACCATGTCAAATTTAGAAAAAAAACTGCCAAATGGCAACCCAATGCCAGCAAAAGCTGAGTCAAAATCGGCTGAACGCAAACCCAATGATACTGGATCAGTCATTGTGCAGGCTCATATGAAAATTTTTGATCCTGTGAATAAACAGGTGTTTGTGGAGGGCAGAGCATGATAGTTCCAGGACTAGCCAAAATCGAAGGATTTTTGAAAATACACGACCCAGTTAGCGGTGAAGTATTTGTGGATAAGAAAAATGCCATCAATTACGAAAACATTTCGATTGCAATGGCACAGACTTTGTCAAACCGTGATACAGGATTCATCTACCAAATGGCATTTGGCAACGGTGGCAGTTCGGTGGACCCCACTGGCGTCATCACATACCTGCCCCCAAACGTAGTAGGCCAAAATGCTGATTTGTATAATCAAACCTATGCCAAAGTTGTTGACGACAACTCAGCAGCAGATACAGATCCCCAGGCTAACAAAATGACAGTTTTGCATACTTCGGGAAAGACATACAGCGACATTTTGGTAACTTGTTTGTTGGATTATGGCGAGCCTCCTAACCAGCAAGCGTTTGACAACAGTACCAACTTCAATGGTGAATTTGTTTTTGATGAGCTGGGCTTAAAAACCTGGAACGGCGCATCTGATGACTTGCGTTTAATTACGCATGTGATTTTTCACCCAGTTCAGAAAAGTTTGAATAGACAGATTCAAATCGATTACACTCTGCGAATCCAGACGCTGAGTAACATTAACACCGTATAAATATATAGATAGAAACAGGTATTTGACATGGCATATACAATTAACCTCACAGATGGTACAGTTTTTGCTGTAGTAGCAGATGGTACCATTAACACCTCAAGTTCAATGACTTTGGTGGGAAAAAACTATGCTGGTTATGGCGAATTCTTGGACGAAAACTTCATTCACTTGTTGGAAAACTCGTCTAATTCCTCGGCACCTCCCGCTCCACTAACTGGACAGCTTTGGTTTGACAACTCCAACTTGTTGCTCAAGATGTACAATGGCAGTGTTTGGAAAACCATTTCCGCAGCCGCAGCATCATCAACACAACCGACCAGCAACACCACTGGCGACTTGTGGTTTGATACTGGCAACCAACAGTTGAAAATTTGGAACGGTTCTGCGTTCCTGGTTGTGGGTCCTGCTTATTCAAGCGGTCAAGGTGTGTCAGGTGCGGTTCCACTGTATATCAATGACATCAGCAGCACACAGCACATTGTAACTGGTATCTATGCTGCCAACAGCTTGGTATCCATTGCCAACCCTGGTTCAGATTTTATTCCTGCTGCACCGTACAGCACAAACTTCCCCAAGATTTTCAAAGGCACTACTGTTTGGAACACTGGCGTTCAAAGCGGCAACGTATCCACAGTTGGTAACTTTGTTGTAAACGCCGGCGGCAATGCCACACTAACAGTGACCAGCACCGGCGCTAACCTGGCAGGTTATGTCAGCGCAGCAGGCAATGTTACTGGCAGTTACTTTTACGGTAATGGTAGCCAATTGACAGGTATTCAAGTGACTGGTTCGGGTGTTATCAGTACCACTGGAAACATTACTGGAAATAACATCACCGCCACAGCCAACGTTACTGCTGGCACCAATGTCAATACAGGAAATGTATATGCTACAGGATTTGTATCTGCTGCAGGTAACGTAACTGGAAATTACATCATCGGTAACGGTAGTCAATTAACTGGTTTGGCAGCAGGTTACAGCAATGCCAGCGTGGCCTTGTACCTGGCCAGCGGAACCAACAGTTCAAATATTGTTACCACAGCCAGCGTGGTTGGTAACGTACTGGTTACAACTTCTGGTATTGTTTCGACTCAAAGTGCAGTGGGCAACATAGGATCAAGTGCTTATCCGTTTAATACTGTGTTTGCCAAAGCCACATCTGCACAATATGCTGACTTGGCAGAACGCTTTGAAGCAGACGCTGAATACGATGCTGGTACTGTGGTTGAACTTGGCGGCGAAAAAGAAATTACTCGAGTTCAAGATGACCTTAGCGAAAATGTTTTTGGTGTTATTAGTACTCAAGCAGCTTACCTAATGAATGGCATAGCAGGAACTGATCGAACACATCCTCCTATTGCAATGACTGGACGAGTTCCTGTGCAAGTTGTTGGACAAGTTAAAAAAGGGCAAAGATTAGTCAGTGCCGGAAACGGTATGGCAAGAGCAGCTCGTGCAGGTGAAGCAACAGCATTTAACGTTATTGGGCGTGCGTTACGAAGCAAAACAACTGATGGAGTCGGGACTGTAGAAGCTATTGTGGCAATCAAAGTATAATAATAGGTAATAAAAATGGCATATGAACAAGGTGGCTTAATTCAAGCTAGCGACTATAACACATTGGTGGGCGATGCTAGTGGAGTTGGCGCAGGAACTGGTCTTAATTTAATCATAGGTACAGGTTCTGCTAGCGAAGGATATGGCCAGACCCCGTTGGCAAATGTGTCATCTGGACTCATTTACGCTGCACCTTGGGCAAACCTAGTTAATACAATTTCAAGCGTTGGAAGTCACCAAGGGTCTACCTTGCAATCAATGACTGTGCCAGCAACTGGTGGTACAATCACATATCAAGCATCAGTTACCAATAACCTTGCAACAATTTACAGCAACAGATTAAACGCAGCTGGACAAGGCACCGCAGCCAATACTACAGCTACTGGGGCAAGTACCTGGAATGACTCGCTGACTTTCACATACACAGTGACATTTGACAATGCAGCAAAGGCCAGATATTTTTTCAATGCCGGCGGCCAACTGGCATTGAGCTTTACACATCCCAGCGGCAGCGGAATCAACGCCACACTTAACAGCATTTGTAGCGATGCCGGAACTGTGGTTTTGAGTAGTCCTGGTACAGGATCTGCCAGTAACTCTGCAACAATCAACGGAACCACATACAACGGGGTAACCAAAATTGGTGGAGCGAACGATGCTGGAAGAACCATCAGCGCCAACACTGGATTTTATGCTCTATCATCTTCTCCTGTTGAAGTGTTTAGACAATACAGTACGTTAACCAGCAACACTGGAACATATTTGGCTGTTGAAGCTGAATATGATGGCAATACGGTAGTTACTTTAACTGCGGTGTTCCAAGAATCACCAGTGGGTTCAGTGGCAGCAGTTGGCACAGAATCTACATTGTCAGTTAGACCTCCCAGCACTACATACTTAACAAACTCTTGGGGAACTCCATCAGTGGCTTACACCATTGATTACGTAACCTCTGGAACTTCTGCTACTGTAATGGTAGCCGCCGGTGGCGGTGGTGGCGGCGGTGGTGATAACGCTTCGGGCGGCGGTGGTGGTGGTGGTGGCGGCGGCATTACCGTGCCTACTGTTCTGCTAGATCCTGGAAGCTATGCTGTAGTAGTAGGAGCCGGCGGCGCAGGCGGATTCTCCAATTCGGCCACTCAAGGCACAGAAGGTGGAAATTCATCCTTTAGTTCATACACAGCATATGGCGGCGGCCGTGGCGGAAGCGCAGGTGGTACAACTTGTGTAACTTCGTCCACAGTTGGTTCTACAGGAGGCGGTGGCGGTCGGTTGGTGCCTGCATGTCCCACAACCAGCGGCCAAGGATATGCCGGCGGAACTGGCGGCGGATCCAGTTATCTAT